GCTAGTGATGGTGGTGACCCTGATTTAGATGGAATTGCTGGTGCTGTTGATGGTTGGTTATATATAGTTAGTACTGCTGGTTCAGCTGTGCCAAATGGTGCGGCTACAACACCAAATTCTTGGAACTTAGGTGATTGGTGTATTTATAATGGGATCAATTGGACAAGGGTACCCGCTACAAATGCTGGTGTAACTAGTTTAACAACTACTGATGGTACTTATATTAATTTAACACCTAATACAGCTAGCACAGGATCAATAACAGTTACAGCCGATTTAAGTGCTCAAGCCACTGGTACTTCTGATGTAACTACTAAATTTTTAACTGAAGGTAATAAGTGGCAAGTACCTAGTTATTCGCCTGATCCTGGTTTACCAGCAATACTTACAGATGGTGCTAATCCTGGAGCTATAAGTTTGTATTCAGATGTTGATGCTGCAGACGTGAGATCAGCTATTGGTGCTGGAACTGGAGATGGCGATGTTACAGCATCTAGTACAACAACATTTACTAATAAATCTGGATCAAACTCACAGTGGACTAATGATGAAGGATATACTACAAATACAGGTACAACCACAGCTGACAATACCCAGACTTTTACAAACAAATCAGGATCAAATAGCCAGTGGACTAATGATGAAGGCTATAGCACAACTACTGGTACGGTTACACCTAGTAGCACAGATACTTTTACTAATAAATCCGGTAATATATCTATGTGGACTAATGATTCTGGATATACAACAAACACTGGAACTACTACAGCTACCAACACTCAGACATTTACTAATAAGTCTGGTAATATAAGTCAATGGACTAATGATAGCGGTTATATAACTTCAGAAAGCGACACTTTATTAAGTGTAACACAAAGAGGTGCTTCCACAAGTGTAGCAACTAATTTTACAGGTAGTTTAACTGTTAATGGTACAGGTGCTGGTGCATATTTCTATGTTAGTGGTAACGCACAAAGTACGGCGCCACCTACAAGTTATGATACTGGTTTAGCAATGGCTTGGAATAACTCAGGTGGTTCTAGAGAAAATGAAATATATTTTGCAACTGGGTCTGGCGCTACACAGGCTGAAAATGATAGTACTTATTTTTCTTTTATAAATAGATTTAATACTTCGGGAACTCCTGTAGATACTAGAGTAGCTAAATTTTATGGAAACGGAGATGTTGACTTTTTAGGTAAAGTTTTTACTCATGCAGATGTATTAGCTGGTTCTACTAAAATAATTGATTTTGCAACTTCTTCAGTAGCTGGTGATGCAACAGGTTTTATAGGAAATTATTTTACAACACATGGATCTTTTGCAAACCCAACAACTACAGCAGCAACTTTTTATGATCAAGCAGGGGTTGGACCTACTTTATCAGGTTATAGAGTTGCTATAAGAAATTATGACGGAACTAACATGATAGCATCAGCTACATTTACAGACACTTCTTTAACTGTAGTTGGTGATGTAATTGCTTATGGTTCACCATCAGACAAAAGATTAAAAGAAAATATAAAACCTATTGAATCAGCTTTATCTAAAGCTATGAAACTTCAAGGTGTTACTTTTGATTGGAAAAAATCAGATAGTATATTAGATATAAAAAAAGACGTAGGATTTATAGCACAAGATGTACAAAAAGTTATACCAGAACTTGTAAGGGAAAACAAAGATGGTATGCTTTCTATGAGACATCAAGGTATTGCGCCTATACTTCTTGAAGCGATAAAAGAATTAAAAGCTGAAATAGAAGAATTAAAGTTAAATAAGTGTAATTGTAATAAGTAATGGCATTACCAGCACCAGGAAATCCTATATCAGCTAGTATGATTAATACAGAAGCAGACAGATCTTCTAGTTTCACAGCGCCTTTGTCGGGTAATAGTTCAACGCCTCAAGTAGGTTCATTGGTTAAAATATACTCACCGCCAGATTCTAGCGTTGACCAAAATGCACCACATAAATTTTCAGAATTTTATTCAAAATCGTGGAACGGAAGAAATAGTATTCAATTTAAACAATATTATTATAATTCTTCAAATAGTTTTCCTAGCGCTACTCAAGCTTGTGTTAGCTCTGCTTGGTATGGTGGTAACGGAACAACAGTTTATTACACGGGTATTTTAGGAGTTGGAACTATATTTTATACAACACCTTTTGGATTTACTAGATATTCTTTTACAAGTGGCCAAAATTATTCTTTTAAAACCGCTCCAAACTCTACAGAAACATTAGCTATAACTGCTGATTCTTTAGGTGTAGTTCAAAGTTATAGTGTTTGCCCTTCCTTGACACCATTTTGGACAGCTAATGCCAGTAATCCTCGTAATGCTCCTGATTCGTTTAGTTCATCGCAAGGGGCATGTGCTCAAAGATTTAGTTATTCATATAATTATTTTGCTTATCACACTGGGGTAAACGCTCAACCAGTGGCTGGAGATTTTGTTTATTTAGATCAGACATTGACAGTTCCATTAATGGCAACTAACAATTTAGTTTGGTATCAAGGATCTGATACTGCATCTTACGTTAATTATGGAGAGGTAATAAATAGATATGCTTTTAATATGAATACAGGTAGTGGATCTAGTAATTTAAATGGTCCAGGAACTGTAAAAGCAAATATTACTGACTGTTCTAGGCAAACAATTTTCCTAAAAAGAAGTGGCTCAGTTCCACCTATTTTCATTGAGTTCTATTATCAAGCCTCTATTGGAGATGCTGTTAATTTAACAACAAATGATATATTGTATACGGACTCTGCTTTAACAACTACTTATCCAACAGCACAAACTTGGTTGTTTGACGCAGGCACAAGTGCTAAAAATCCTTGTTATAATACTATATCTTGTCCATCAAGCATAAGTTTAAACAGTAGTGGAGTAATTACAAATAAAACATGTAATATTAATCCATGTAGTTAAATTAAATTAAATATGAAATATAAAGGTTTAAAAATAATGTTTTGTATACCTGGAGCGTCTTTTAGCAGTCATTTTTTAAACTGCTGGGATTTATTAACTAGGTTTATGAATGAAGAAGAGATACAATATGGCTTAAACACTGGTTATGTTCCTATTATAAACTTAGCTAGAGATCATGTTTTAGGTATAAATCCTCATGCAAAAATAAAAATACCCTTTGACGGAAAAATTATTTATGATTATATAATGTGGATTGATTCGGACACTATATTTGCCCCGGAACAATTCAAAAACTTATTAGATTCTAAAGTTCAAGTTGTGTCTGGATATTGCACTATGTTAAATAATGAAGGAAAACATACGTATGCTGTTGTAAAAAACGGAAAACATATAAATCAAAAAGTAATTCAAGATTTTTTAGATGAAATAGATTGTGGGTGTAATACTATAATGAAAGTAGATAAACCAACATTAGCTTTTTGCTTAATAGAAAAAAAAGTAATGGACAAACTAACTTATCCTTATTTTGATATAGAATACAAGAACGGAACATGGAAAGGTGAAGATTATTATTTTTTTGATAAAATAACAAAAGCAGGATTTAACATGCATATTCATACGGCCTCAAGAGTGGGGCATTTAAAACAACAAATATTTTAAAACAATAAAAAATGGCTATTACAAGACATCAACTAGTACATATATTGTAGTTGGTGCAAATGGAATTGTATCCAGCGTGGGCCCTTGTAATCCTTAAAGTGTAAATTTTAAAAAAAACAAGTGATAATAGCAATATAACCCGCTCTTAATAGAGCAATAACCAATGTCAAATTTAAAACCAATACCAATGACACTATTTTATTCGACTAGCTCGTGGAGTAGTCAACCACAATTATCAGAAGAAACCATTAACCTTTTTAAACATGTAGCCAAAAAGAAAAACTGGCGAATTGTTCAATTACCAAACGGTTTTTATCAAACTGAATACCTTGATCCAAATAAAAAAAATTCTTGGATCGACGTAACAAGACGTGAAACTCTTGAAGGCGCAGAACAAGCAATAGATTCTTCTATTGAACATTACAAGAAAAAGCTTTCGTTTCTTCACGGACCACAAGTTGTTAAAACTTTTAAATAAAATCAATTCAATCAAATTTAATTAAATTATGTCAGACGCAATAGTCAAGAACCTAAGCTTTGGTAACGAAGCTAAGGATCAAATATTTAAAGGTATAGAAAAACTCACAAAAGCTGTTAGCTCCACACTTGGAGCTAGCGGTAAATGTGTAATCTTAGAGGATTCAAGCGGTAGTCCTATTATTACTAAAGATGGTGTAACTGTAGCAGATTCAATTATATTGCTAGACCCTGTAGAAAACATGGGTTGTACACTACTTAAAGAAGCCGCTAGAAAAACAGTAAAAGAAGCAGGTGATGGAACCACAACCGCAACTGTTCTTTCACATTCCATTTTATTAAATGCTTATAGTGTTTTAGATTCTAAAAATGGTAGACAAATAAAAGAAGGTATAAACACAGGTGTATCTAAAATTATAAAAGAATTAGAAAAAAATTCTTTATCTGTAAAAGGAGATCACATAAACAATGTTGCAACTATAGCAACAAACAATGATAAAGAGCTTGGTTCTTTAATAGCTGATGCTTTTAAAAACGTAGGTGATACAGGTTTAGTTGTTATGGAACCATCATCAATAGGTGAAACAAAAGTAGATATAGTTGAAGGTGTAGAATACAACAAAGGTTTAGTTCACCCTAACTTTATAAACAATAAAGAAAAAGGTATAGCAGAACTTGAAAATCCATTAATTTTAATTATGGATTCTAAAGTTGAATCAATAAGACAGATTCAACCTGTTTTAGAGTATGTTATAAAAGAAAAACATCCTTTACTTATTATAGGTGAAATAGAAGATAACGTATTATCTGCTTTACTTATGAATAAAATGAAGGGTAATATAAAAATAAATGTTTTAGATCCACCTGCTTTTGGTTTAAGAAGAAAAGAAATATTAGAAGATCTTTCTCTTTTAACCGGTGCAGTTGTTGTTAATGAAAATCTAGGTGATAATTTAGATTCTATAAAAACAGAATATTTAGGATCATGTCTTAAGGTTTCGACAGAAGTTGATAAATCAATAATAAGAGTTGAATCAGGTAATGAAGAGGTTGAAGCAATTATAAAAGACATTAAAGATAAATTAAAAAAGAAAAATAAAGAGCACGTAAGAATAGGTTTAGAACATAGACTAGGTAGATTAAGTGCTAAAGTAGCTGTTGTAAAAGTAGGTGCTAATTCTGATTTAGAATTAAAAGAAAAAACAGATAGAGTAGAAGATGCTATATGTGCTACAAAAGCTGCTATAAAAGAAGGTATTGTTTCTGGAGGTGGTATAGCTCTTTTAAATTCTTCAAAAGTATTAAATAAAAATAATATAGGTGAAAACATATTATACAATGCTATTAAAGCTCCTTTTAATACTATATTAATAAACGCGGGTATTAAAGCTAATGAACCTAAAAAAGAAGGTTATGGCTTAAACGTTATAACGGGTGAAACAGTAGACATGATTAAATCAGGTATTATTGATCCGCTGCTTGTAACTAAAAGCGCTTTAACAAATGCGGCCTCTGTAGCTACAACAATACTATCAACTGATTGTGTAATTAATAATATTAGAAATTATGAAAGCAATAGGTAGATATTTAATTATAGATAAGTTTAAAGAAAAAACTACTAAAACTGAAGGTGGATTATTATTGTCAGTTAAAGACAAAGAAGATATAAGATACACTGGTGCACATATAATTTCAGTAGGTGATCAAGTTCAAGGATTAAAAAAAGATGATCAAATATATTTTGATAGGCATGCTGGTCATAAAGTAGAATTTAAAGAAAAAATATTTCACGTTATTAAAGATCAAGACGTGGTTGTTGTTTTGTGAAAAAGCTAGAAGCAAAAGATTTAAAAGATCTTAATTTGTTAAAACACTACCGTATAATACGCAAGTGGGCTTGTAAAAACAACGACCTTAATACCGCTGATTTAGAATTATTAATATATTTAGACTGTATAGATTTATTTACTATTAAAGATTTCAAAATGGGTACTTACTCATACAGTTGGAATAATAGAAGATGGAGCAAGCTTATACAAAATAACTGGATTTCTGTATGGAGAAAAAGAAACAGAACTACACAAAAATATAATATTTATAAAGTTTCTTTTAGAGGTAAACAATTAATAAATAGAATATATAGAATAATGCTTGGTAGTGATGATATACCTACCAGTAACAAAAGAAATGTTATAATGAAAGGAAAATCATATATGGATAAAGTTATGATTACCTCTATTAAAAACGTAAACAAGGATATATGATAAATTTAACACACTCAGCTCTAGGAGCTTCAGGAATAATGGCGGGAATTTCTAGCCAAGCTAGAAGCGGTTTTCAATCTAATGTTATGACAAAATTAGATAGTATAGAAAGTAAATTAAGTGGTAGTGGCGGCGGTGGCGGCGCTATGCCCGTTGAACAACCCCCTATGATGCCGGTGGGTAATTTAGCTGGTAGTGTTCCTTCACAAGATCCTGTTTTACCAGACCCAGCTATACCAGAAATGCAGTACGCGGGTGGTGGTGGTAGAGCACCAATAGATGGAAATTTTAATACACCAACTCAACAAACTGCAGACGATATATATGGAAGTGAAATGGAAAAAACCATGTCATTACAAACTAGATCATTAATTTAAAAAAATAATAATTATGCACAATAGAAAATATGATCCAGCAATGGAAAAACTAAAGCCAGGTAAACACGTTGGTATAGTAGGTGAATCCCACATATGGGATGGGCCACTAGACCAAGCTGGTAGACCACATGGCATGGGCTCAAGCTCTGGAATAACAGGTATGCAAATACTAAAAGCTCCAACTCCTTACAAAGGTATTAACGCGGTTTTATGCGCACAAAGAGATTAAAACAATATAAAAATGGGATTATTTAGAACAGCGGATACAGTTATAGGCAAAGCTATGCCTTTAACAGGTTTAGTTGGAACTCCAAATGCCTTACCGGCTTGGATTTCTGACAACCAAACAGGAACATTAGGAACAAACTTAAATAGCTCTGTGCTATACGTGGGTGTAAGTGGTGATATATCAGTTATACTACCAGGTACTAGTTTAGGTGATGCTAAAGAATTTAGATGGGGATCCGCTGTCCCAGGGACTAGCGAGGGTAGTGGTTATACTGTAGCCGCTACAGTTCTTACCACTGAATGCTCTAATAACTTAGCAACAGGTTTAACACTTGAGATAACGCAAGTAGGTGGTGGAGGTGAGGTACAAGGCGTAGATATAGTTGCTGGAGGATCTGGATATAATGTGAATGACATTGTTACTATTGTTGATGGAGCAAATAAAACAGCTAAAATAAAAGTACATAAAGTAGGTAATGGAACACCAATTTCAGCTCAAGCTTTAGAGTTTAAAGGAGTTCCCGCTGGAACTATATTACCAGTTACCGTAGATTATGTAACATCATTAACAACTGTAACAGCAGCGGATATAATTGTAGGTAAGTAAATAATTAATTATGGGGTATATACAGCCAAACAGTCCGTTTGGACCAGGAAAAAAAGTAGGATCTACTAAAGATGATGATAAACCAGGGGGTAGCAACGCTGGTAAATACGATTCATCAGAAGGACCTTTTTGTGGGCCATCAGGTGGATCACCAAAAGGTACGTATCCTGTAAATACAGAAAAAAGAGCTAAAGCAGCTTTATCTTATGCAGATAATGCACCAAATCCATCAGGAATAAAATCTTGTGTTTACAAGCATTTTCCTAAATTTAAAAAATAATATTATGGCAGTAAACGAACAAGGACATAAAGGTAAGTACTCAGGTAATTCAAGACATTCTTACAATCATGCCCATACAAAAGTAACATCGGAAAATTACGAAGCAACTAAACACGATGATGAAAAACATATGGAATATCTTAAAGAAGATGTTAAGTATGACGATCATCACGGACATAGTGATATAAATATGACAGCTGATGAAAAGCATATATCTAAACTAGCTGGTGATCTTAAGTATGATGAAAAACATCATTAAAATAAACAGAGTAAACTGATAAATCACATAAAATAATAACAATAACCAAACCAAAACAAAAACAAAAATTATGGCAAAATTTATTAACATCCATGTAGTAAATGGATACACACTAGCGGCAACAAACGTTTCAACACCAGCTATGAATGGTGACAACTTGTTTCCAGCTGATCAAATTACATCAGTAGTTTGTAGTTTAGAGGCTAACAATTCTATACCTATTGCAACTATTAGTTTATCTAGTGGAAAAACAATTACAGCTGGTATAGCGGCTGATCAAGGATCTGCATCATCAGCTCCTTCTGACGATGTACCTACAGCGTCTGATATTTTATCTTACCTAAAAGGTTGGGTGAATAAATCAATAACAGCTAATCCAGGAGGCGTTAAGTCAACTTGTTCTTTAGGTATTGATTCAGATGACCAAAGCGGAGCAAAGTATGATCCAGCTTTACAATTATACTGGAGAAGTTACGTAGTATCATAAGTATGGAATCTAAAGGGTTCGGCGATACTATAGCTAAATTCACAGAGAAAACAGGAATTAAGACCGTTGTAGATAAAATGTCTGACGGTCTTAATATTCCTTGTGGATGTGCTAATCGCCAAGAATGGTTCAATAAAAAATTCCCTTATAAACAATAGTATGGCATTTAAAATAAATCCTCCTTTTGACAAAGAATTAATGAGCCTTTCTATTTTTGAAAGAGACATGGAAGGAGATCCGGTTTATGCTAGAACAATAAGAAATGGTGCTATTATAATGAATGAAGATAATGATGAAGCTCAAAAAGTAAATACATTGTCTCATGAAATTATTCATAAGCGCCAATTTTTAGATGAAGCTAGAAAACCTGGAACAGGTTTAGACTATGATGAAAAATACGCGTATTATAAAGGTAAAAAATATTCTTTAAAAAGAATGGAAAAATCACACCCTTCTGAACCTTGGGAAAAACCAGCATATAAAAACGAAATAAAAACAGTATAAAAAATGGATAAAAATCATAAACAAGTAGGTAAAAAACCTGCTCAATACAAAAAATACCCTGCTAAATATAAAGAGTATGGTGGATCAGGTAAGGGAGTTGAAGATTCTGAAACAGAATATAATCCTGTACCAGATATAGAAGCTGGAAAAGGAGAAGGTTCAGGTAAAGTAAAAGGTGCTGCAGATTTCAAAGGAGGTCTTCACGCTAAAAATACCAAACACTCAGAAAGCGGTGAGCATTTAGGTCCTAAAAAAATGGGTTATGCCCAAACTTGGGGAGCTGCTAGAAAAAGTGGTGCAGCAAGAGGAGCAGCTGCAGTTGCTAAAGTACTAGGTGCAGCAGATCCAAACCCAAAAGATCCTAATCATACACATAGTGGAGTAGAAATTGGATCAGGAGCTACAAATGAATTAGAAGGAGTAACGCTTAAACCGAAAAAAAATGTAGCTTATAAAACATATCAGGCTAAAGATTATTCAAAACGTTTGCCTGATACTGAAAGAAAAGTGCCATCCGCAAGCGGTCCTAAGACCGCGGTAGTTAAAAACTATGAAACAAGTACTTTTATGACACCATTTTCAGATAGCAATACATTAAAAGGAAGTTATATGAACGTTCCTAGAAATAGTGGTTTTAGCTCTGGCAATCCTCAAAACAAATCAGATAGAGCAAACATGATAAACGAGTTCACTGACTTTATGGGCAAACCTACTAGTTCACCTAGAGCTGTTACAAAAAAATTAAACGAGATGAAAGCAGGTGATAAAGGAGGTCTTTTGTCAGATATTGAGTTTTACGGTTCTGGTAAAAAGAAACATGCTAAAAAACACCATAATAAAAAATAATGTCTAAAAAAAAATTCAAAGATACTAAAGTTGGGCGATTTTTAACTAAAGTTGCCCCTAGTATCCTTGGAACCGTAGGTAGTGTAATACCAGACGCTGGCGTATTAGGTCTTGTAAAAAACTTAATAAGTAAAGAACCTGATATTATAATATCTCCTCAAGATAAAGAAACTGCTCTTAAGTTATTAGAGCAAGATATGTTAGAGATGCAAGAGGTTACAAAACGCTGGGACAGCGATATGAAAAGCGATTCATGGCTTAGTAAAAACACACGCCCAATGTCATTAATATTTCTAACTGTTATGTCTATAGCTTTTATATGGGTTGACAGTCACGAACATTTATCTTTTACAGTAGAGCAAGAGTGGATTAGTTTGCTAAAAACTTTAACTACAACTGTTTATGTAGCCTATTTTGGTTCTCGTGGGGCGGAAAAATGGAAAACTATAAGTAATAATAATTAAGTAAATAAACACTAACAATTAAATTAAATTAAGATGAGTAAAGAAATTAAAAAATTAGACGAACAAGAATTAAAAAAAGTAAAAGAACAACAAGACAAACTAAATGGTTTATTAGTTAACATTGGTGTTTTAGAATCTCAAAAACATAGCTTACTACATCAGTTAGCTGAAGAAAATAAAGTTATTGAGGAAACTAAAAAAGAATTAGAAGAAAAAATACGGTGCTATAAATATTAATTTAGCAGACGGATCTTTTGAGGATATAGAAAAAGAAAGTGAGTAATGTAGTAAGAAAAATCAGTATTGGTTCTGACTATAAAAATGATGCAATGCATTATGCTATAGGTCAGCCAGTATATGGTGGTCATGAAATTTCTCATATTTTATATGAAGAGTCTGACAATTCTTATAACATTTATATTAAAAAAAACAAAGAGATATTGCCATGGAAGAAGTTTAATTCTAACATGGCTATATCTATTGAGTATGACTTAGAGTACTAATGAACAGCTTATATGATTTTATAGTAAAGCCTTTGGGTGAAACATATAACAACGAAGTTAAAATTAATGATAAATCTCTTATTTTAAATACTAAAGTTGAAGAACATAAGTTTGTTAACAACTACGCTAAAGTTATAGCTACACCAAAAGCTTTTGCTTGCCCTATAAGAGTGGATGATATAATAGTTATACATCACAATGTTTTTAGAAGATGGTATGACATGAAGGGAAAACAACAGTATGGTAAAGCTTTTTTTAAAGATGATTTATTTTTTGTATCTATAGATCAAGTTTATTTATATAAAAATAATTCAAGCTGGAAATCAATTAACAACAGGTGTTTTATAAAACCTCTAGAAAACAATAATGATTTAGAGAATAAAAAAGAACAAAACCTTATTGGTATATTAAAAATAGGTAATAGTGTCTTAAAAGAGCTAGGAATAAACGAGGGAGATCTTGTAGGCTATAAACCTTACGGTGAGTATGATTTTCTTATAGACAAAGAGAGATTATACTGTATGAAATCAAATGATATTGTAATTAAATATGGACGTCAAGGAAACGAAAAAGAATATAATCCAAGCTGGGCGTATAGCAGTTGAAGAATTAATTAAAGTTGCTAAAGAGCCAATTATAGATTTTGGACCCGATATATCTGCAGATCGTTTAAAAAACGCTGCTGCTACAAAAAAACTTTGTATTATGGATGCTTTTGAAATAACCACTAGAATACAAGAAGAAGAAGATATATTAAACGAAAAACCTAAAGAAGTTAAAGAAGAAAAAAGTTTTAAAGGTTTTGCAGAAGGAAGATCTAAATAATGTACGAGCAAAATTTATATAAAATTTTACCCGATTATATTAAGCCTAAAATTCTTAAAAGGATGAACAGGTATAATAAATGGGAGTACGGACATAACAAAGAACATGATTTAATTGTTATAAGTAAAGATGGAACTGTTGGGCAAGTTATAGAAATACAAAACCTAGCAATTGGTTTACCATTACAAAAAAATATAACTAAATTTGAATCTAACAAATGGGAGTTTACTACATTACCTAATTCGTTTAAAAATATTAAAACAATATTTGATTGGGAGCAATATGATGTCGATTTTAAAGAACAGTGGTATGATTACATTGATCAGCAATTTGAATACAGAGATGAGGGTTTTTGGTTTTACAACAAAGATGTTGCAACTTATATTACTGGTACTCATTACATGTACTTGCAGTGGTCCAAGATTGATGTTGGGAAACCAGATTATAGAGAAGCCAATAGATTATTCTTTATATTCTGGGAAGCTTGTAAAGCAGATAAACGTTGCTATGGAATGGCCTACCTCAAAAACAGACGGTCTGGTTTTTCGTTCATGGCATCAGGAGAAGTTGTCAACTTGGCAACCATCTCTAGTGATTCAAGATATGGAATATTATCTAAAACAGGACCAGATGCTAAAACAATGTTTACCGACAAAGTTGTACCCATATCCGTCAACTACCCTTTTTTCTTTAAACCAATACAAGACGGTATGGACCGTCCAAAAACAGAACTTGCCTACAGAGTACCTGCAAGTAAATTTACTAGAAGAAAAATAATAGCTAATGAAAAAGAAGCAGAGCTTCAAGGATTAGATACAACTATTGATTGGAAAAATACTGGAGATAATAGTTATGATGGTGAAAAATTAAAACTATTAGTACACGATGAAAGTGGTAAGTGGGAAAGGCCTAACAATATTCTTAATAACTGGAGAGTTACTAAAACTTGTTTACGATTAGGTTCTAGAATTATAGGTAAGTGTATGATGGGGTCAACGAGTAATGCTCTTGACAAAGGAGGAGATAACTTTAAAAAACTTTATTATGATTCAGACGTCACACAAAGAAATGCCAACGGACAAACTCGCTCTGGATTATATTCTCTGTTCATACCTATGGAGTGGAACTACGAAGGATATATTGATTCTTATGGGTTACCTGTCTTCGATACCCCATCTAAACCTGTCAAAGGTGCACAAGATGTCAAAATTGATACAGGCGTCATCGAATACTGGCAAAACGAAGTTGATGGTTTAAAACAAGATCAAGATGCTTTAAATGAATTTTATAGACAGTTTCCAAGAACAGAGGAACATGCTTTTAGAGATGAAGCTAAATCATCTTTATTTAATCTAACTAAAATTTACGAGCAAATAGACTGGAACGCAGATATAAAACATAGCACATTAGTTACTCAAGGTTCTTTTCAGTGGAAAGGAGGTATTAAAGATACAGAAGTTGTTTTTGCACCTAGCAAGCAAGGAAGGTTTTATATAACATGGGTTCCACCTATAAAATTACAAAACAATTTAATAGTTAAAAACGGTATTAAATATCCCGGTAATGAAAATGTAGGTGCGTTTGGATGTGACAGTTATGACATATCTGGTACAGTAGACAGAAGAGGATCAAACGGCGCGTTGCACGGTTTAACTTCTTTTAGTATGTTAGATGTACCACCTAATCATTTTTTCTTAGAATATATAGCACGACCTCAAACTGCAGAAATATTTTTTGAAGATGTTTTAATGGCTTGTGTGTTTTACGGTATGCCAATACTTGCAGAAAATAATAAACCTAGATTATTATATCATTTTAAAAGAAGAGGTTATAGAGGCTTTTCTATGAATAGACCTGATAAAATTTATAATAAATTATCTGTAACAGAAAGAGAAATAGGTGGTATACCTAACTCAAGTGAAGACATTAAGCAAGCACATGCTGCGGCTATAGAATCTTACATAGAAACTTATGTTGGTTATAAAGCGGATGGTTATGGAGATGTTTATTTTCAAAGAACATTAGATGATTGGTCTAAGTTTAATATAAACAATAGAACAACACATGATGCTTCTATAAGTTCAGGGCTAGCAATAATGGCTTGTAATAAACACAGATATAAACCTGTACCTAAAAGAATTATAACTCAATATGATTTAGGTATAAAAAAATATAATAATTCTGGTGATATTTCAAAAATAATACAATAAATGAATATAAATTATAATAGCAACAGTGCGTTTCCTGATCAGGTTGTACCTATGGAGGAAAAGATGACGATTAAATATGGAAAGCAAGTTGCTGATGCCATACAGTCTGAATGGTTTGCTCAAGGAAGAACTAATGGTAACCGTTATTTAACTACATTTAATAATTTTCACACTAGAAGATTATACGCAAGAGGTGAACAACCTGTGCAAAAATATAAAGATGAATTATCTATTAATGGTGATTTATCTTATTTAAATTTAGACTGGCAGCCAGTACCAATATTATCTAAATTTGTAGATATATTAGCTAATGGTATATCAGCTAAAGATTATGATATTAAAGCTTATGCTCAAGACCCTGAGTCTATAAAGAAAAGAACAAAATATGCAGAAGGTTTAGCTAAAGACATGTTTGCTATGGAAATACAGCAACAGGTTAAAGCTTCTACAGGTGTTGATATTTCTAATACAAATATACCACCAGAAAATTTACCTAAAACTATTGAAGAAATGGAATTGCATTTGCAGTTGTCATACAAACAATCAATAGAAATAGCAGAAGAAGAAGCTATTAGTCAAGTCTTAGCTCAAAATAAATTTGAATTATTAAAACGTAGAATAAATTTAGACTTAGTTACGCTAGGTATTGCCGCAACTAAAACTAGTTTTAATACTTCAAATGGTATTACTTTAGACTACGTAGATCCAGCTCACATGGTTTATTCTTACACAGAAGATCCTAATTTTGAAGATATATATTACGTAGGTGAAGTAAAAGCCTTAACAATATCAGAGATTAAAAAACAGTTTCCACAAATATCAAATAAAGAACTTTCTGAATTACAAAAATATAATAGTAATAATAACTATATTTATGGATGGGGTGCGTATGATGAAAACACTGTACAGGTATTATATTTTGAATATAAAACTTATATGGATCAAGTTTTTAAATTAAAACAAACTGATTCTGGTTTAGAAAAAATATTAGAAAAACCTGATACATTTAATCCCCCAGCTAATGATAATTTTGATAGAGTTTCAAGAAGTATAGAGGTATTATTTCACGGCGTAAAAGTTTTAGGCACTAACACTATGTTAAAATGGGAGTTAGCTGAAAACATGACAAGACCTTTTGCTGATACAACTAAGGTAGAAATGAATTATGCTATATCTGCACCAAGGATGTATAAAGGTAGAATAGAATCTTTAGTTACTAAGACTATGGGTTTTGCAGATATGATTCAACTAACTCATTTAAAACTACAACAAGTATTATCTAGGATGGTACCAGATGGTGTATTTTTAGATATGGATGGTTTAGCCGAAGTTGATCTTGGTAACGGTACTAATTATAATCCTGCAGAAGCTTTAAACATGTACTTCCAAACAGGTTCTGTTGTAGGTAGATCACTAACACAAGACGGTGAATTAAACAGAGGTAAAGTACCTGTTCAAGAATTAGCATCTTCTGCTGGTCAAGCAAAAATAAGTGCTTTAATATCTACATACAATTATTATTTACAAATGATAAGAGATGTAACCGGTCTTAATGAAGCTAGAGACGGTAGTTTACCTGACAAAGATACATTAGTAGGATTACAAAAAATTGCGGCTCAACAATCGAACATAGCAACTAAACATGTTAATAATGCTAGTCTTTATTTAACATTAAGAATATGTGAAAATATTTCTAAAAAAATTGCTGATGCTTTAGAGTTTCCTTTAACAGCTAACTCTTTGATGGAAAGTATTTCGGTTTATAATACACAAACATTAAATGAAATTAAAAACTTATCTCTTCATGATTTTGGTATATTCTTAGAATTAGAACCAGATGAAGAAGAAAAAGCAAAATTAGAACAAAATATACAGGTAGCTTTGCAATCTGGTGGTATAGAACTAGAAGACGCTATAGATTTAAGACAAATTAAAAATTTAAAACTTGCAAATCAAATGCTAAAACAAAGGCGTAGGTTAAAGCAAGAAAGAGATCAGAAGGTACAGCAAGCAAACATGCAAGCTCAAGCCGCTGCAAATGCTCAGTTAGCTGAAAAAACAGCTATGGCTGAAGTACAAAAACAACAAGTATTAACTGAACAAAAAGTTAATATAGAACAAGCTAAGTCACAGTTTGAAATACAAAGAATGCAAACAGAGGCTGAAATAAAACGTATGCTTATGGCTGAAGAATTTAACTATAACGTTGAATTAGCTAGAGCAAATAGACAGACAGAGTCTTTAAAAGAAAAAGAAATAGAAGATAGAAAAGATAAAAGAATCAAAATGGAGGGTACTCAACAAAGTGAGATGATACAACAACGTCAAACTGATGGGCCACCTAAAAACTTTGAATCAAGCAACGATAGCATAGGAGATTTTGGATTAGAAGCTTTTTCTCCTAAATAATTACTAATTTTATAATATTATATTATGTCAAACGAAACAAAAACAAATGAACCTGTTAAACAGGAAGGTGACTTTAAAATAAAGTCAAAGAAAAAAACTCCTAAAAATTTAGGTCACTTAAGTAAAAATGATGTAGCTAAAGTTGATTTAACAAAACCTAGTTCTCAAGGCGAGGTTGTACCAGATGTTATTAAGGTTGAAGTGCCTAAAGAAGAAATAAACAAAGAAGATAATGCCATTAAAGAGCCAAGCACAGAGAGTGTGGATGAAAATAAACCATCCGGAGATGTACAAGAGGTGGGAGAAACACACACCGAAAAACAAGAAACTTCCGAAGAAAGTCCTATCCAAGAAATAAAAGAAGAGGACATTGTAAAAGAAGAAATACAAAAAGAAACAATAGAAAAACCACAAGCAGTTTTACCAGAAAACATTGAAAAACTAGTAAAGTTTATGGAAGATACTGGTGGAACAGTAGAAGATTATGTAAGATTAAATCATGATTACAATAAAACTGATGATGTAACTTTACTTAATGAATACTACAAACAAACAAAACCTCATTTAAACTCAGAGGAAATTGCTTTCTTAATGGAAGATAATTTTAACTTTGACGAAGAGGTTGATGAAGCTAGAGATGTAAGAAAGAAAAAACTAGCTTTTAAAGAAGAAGTTGCAAAAGCACGTAAAGAATTAGACGTTCTTAAGGATAAATATTATCAGGAAATCAAGTTGAGACCTGGTATATCTCAAGAACAAAAAAAGGCTACGGATTTTTTCAACCGATATAACGAGCAACAAGAGGTGATGCAGAATAACCACCAGGATTTTAAAAAGAAAACTGACGAATTGTTTAACGTCGAATTTCAAGGGTTTGATTTCGATTTAGGACAAAAAAAGTTTAGATATAAAATTTCTAATCCTAAACAAGTTGGTGAAACACAAGCTGACATTAGTAAATTTATAAATAAATATACTGATGACAAAGGTGTTATCACTGATACACAAGGTTATCATAAATCGCTTTACGCTGCAATGAATGTAGATAAAATTGCTAATCATTTTTACGAACAAGGAAAAGCAGACGGCATTAAAAACGTTGTTAACAGTTCTAAAAATCTATCAACAGAAAACCCGAGGCAAGTTGCCGATGGAAACGTTTTCATAAACGGATTAAAAGTAAAATCAATTAGTGGACTAGATACATCAAAACTTAAAATAAAAACAAAAAAGTTTAACTAATTAAAAATTAAAATTATTATGGGTGTTTTACAACCACAATTCGGTTCGATTATTCCATCGCCGATACAACAAACACTAGCATCTAACTATCTACAATTTGATGGTGCTGCTGGTGGAAATTTTGCTCAGCAATATTTGCCTGAGTTATACGAACAAGAAGTCGAAAGATATGGTAACAGAACTTTATCTGGATTTCTTAAAATGGTAGGAGCTGAACTTCCTATGACATCTGATCAGGTTATCTGGTCTGAACAAAACAGATTACATATATCTTATGATAACTGTACTTCTGCTTCTGCTGCTGGTACTCTTGTAATTCCTGCTACCGCTGGAGTTACCAACGTAATATCTGCAAACCAAACAATCGTTGTTATGGACGACTTTGGTAATGAAGTTAAAGGTTTAGTTACAGTTTCTAACCCTAGTGGAGCTGGAGCTCTTGCTAGAACTATCACAATTGTTACTTATGGAGTTGCTAGTATGGCGGCTGCAGGTCTTGTAGATGGTGCTGGTAAAAAGATATTTGTTTATGGTTCTGAATATCAAAAAGGATCTACAACTCCTAACTATGCTGTTGGTAACAATGGTTTCGTAAGTGTTGACCCTTCTTTTACTCAGTTTCAAAACAAACCTGTTATCATTAGAAGCAAATACGTAATCAACGGTTCTGACACAGCTCAGATCGGTTGGGTAGAAGTTGCTAGTGAAGACGGTACAAACGGTTACTTATGGTATTTAAAAGCTGAGTCTGAAACAAGACTAAGATTTGAAGACTACCTAGAAATGATGTGTGTTGAAGGTGAACTAGTTGGTGGTAACGCCGCTAATTTCCCTGCAGCATTACAACCAGGTGGTACTGAAGGTCTATTTGCAGCTATTCAAGCTAGAGGTAACGTAGAAGTTGGATTTAGTGCAGCTGCTGGTATAAGTGATTTTGATGATATTCTTAAAAACTTAGACACGCAAGGAGCTATTGAAGAAAACATGCTTTTCTTAAACAGAGAAGTTTCTTTAGACTTTGATGACATGCTTGCTTCTATTTCTGCAGGTGGTTCAGGTGGAACTGCTTTTGGATTATTTGAAAACTCTGAAGAAATGGCATTGAACCTTGGGTTCAGCGGTTTCAGAAGAGGTTCTTACGATTTCTATAAAACTGACTGGAAATACCTAAACGATGCTTCTACAAGAGGTGCGATGGTTGGTCCTGCTTCTATAGAAGGAGTTTTAATCCCAGCTGGTACATCTACTGTTTATGATCAAATTCTTGGTACAAATATTAGAAGACCATTTTTACACGTTAGATATAGAGCATCACAAGCTGATGACAGACGTATGAAATCATGGTTAACTGGTTCTGTTGGTGGAGCATTTACTTCAGATCTTGACGCTATGGAAGTTAACTTCCTATCTGAAAGATGTTTAGTAACTCAAGCTGCTAACAACTTTGTATTATTCAAAGGAGTTTAATTACTTTCAATAAAGATAAGGCCTCATGTAAAAGTGGGGCCTTGCCTTTATTTTTTTTAAAACTATTAAATTATATTATATTATGGCAAAAGCTAAAAAAGTACAGTCAACTGTAGAAGCACCCGTTATGGAAGCTCCGGTTGTTGTAAAAAAAGAAATTAAAAAACCCAAAAATACTTGGGAAATAAAAGATAGAGTATACTGGGTAACAGGTACTCATCATCCTTTAACGTTAACTATACCTAGTAAGCATACAAGAAAACATGCTTTACTTTGGTTTGACAAAAGTTCAGGTGAACAAAGAGAGTTGCGTTATGCAACTAATCAAAACTCACCATTTGTTGATGAACAAAAAGGAGAGGTTACATTAGGACATATAACTTTTAGAGATGGAAGTTTATTGGTTCCTAAAGAAAAACAAAACTTACAAAAATTATTATCTTTATATCACCCTATGAAAGGCGGTAGATATGCAGAAAAAGATGATGTAGCAATAGCGGTTGATGAATTACAAGATATTAATTTAGAAATTGATGCATTAAACGCGGCAAGAGAAATAGATATAGATCATGCTGAAGCAATATTAAGAGTGGAAAAAGGATCTGCAGTAAGCGAGATGAGTTCTAAAGAAATAAAAAGAGACTTAATGTTGATGGCTAAAAAACAACCTAAAACATTTATTGCATTAGCTAATGATGAAAATGTAGTATTAAGAAACTTTGCTATTAGAGCTGTAGAAGCTAATATTATTAAAATTGCTAATGATCAAAGAAGTTTTCATTGGGGATCTAATGATAGAAAATTAATGAGTGTTCCATTTGATGAAAACCCTTATTCTGCTTTTGCAAGTTTTTTGAAAACCGACGAAGGTGTAGAAATTTATAGATCTATAGAAAAAAGTCTATAAACAAGTGATAATATATTAAGGCGGCTAACGTCGCCTTAGTATACTTTAAATAAAACAATAATGGCAATAAACGTAAACACTGTATATCAAACGGTATTATTAATACTGAACAAAGAACAAAGGGGTTATATAACTCCTGATGAGTTTAATAAAATTGGTTCACAAGTTCAGTTGCAAATGTTTGAACAATATTTTGAAGATTTAAATCAACAGTTACGAGTGCCTCAAGCAGATGTAGATTACTCAGATAGAATAATGAATATAGATGAAAAAATAGCTATATTTAAAACGTTTGGTAACGCTGCTTATGATAATGCTACTACACCAGCAAATCCTTATTGGAATCTTCCAGTTATTGATACGTATGGTGATAGTATTTTATACGACGGAACAGAACCTAGCACAGCTACACAAGTAGCTTTTTATAGATTAGGTACTATTACTTATAATATTCCAATCGGAATACCAGTAGAACTTCAAAGACTTCAAAGAAGTGATTACTACGAGATACAAAGATCTCGACTAACTCAAGCATCTAAACATTTTCCAGTTTATTTATATGAAAACAATAAACTTTATGTTAGCCCTAGCACAATAAGTGCTGCGGGAGATCTAACTGTAGACTTTGTTCGTAAGCCTAGAAATATAAAATGGGCTTTTTCAATAGGTCCTTTAGGTCAATATGAATATGATGCTGTTAATTCTCAAAGCTTTGAATTATCAGAAACAGAACAAACTTCTGTTATTACTAGAATTTTATTATACTCAGGTGTAATAATAAAAGATCCGCAAATAATACAGCTAGCGGCATCTCAAGTACAATCAGAAGAAACAAATCAAAAAAGTTAATATATGGCAACTCCAAATGGCGGTTTAATAACCGAAACTAACAGACAATATTACGCGGGTGCACAAGGTTTTACTGTGTCAGCTGCAGCTGGAGAAACTGTTTTTACTTTTACTTTTAACACAGATCTTGTTTTAGGTAATTTTGATCCCACAACCGTGGATTATGGTTTAAATAATTTTAAACTATACACAAGCCCAGATGGTTTAACATATACAGAATATATAACAACTTACACTTTAGTAGGTAATACAATAACTTTAGGCGCTGCGTTAGCACAGAACAGTGTTATAGTTTGTCAATTAAAATCTCTTGAAGGTGGTAACTATGGTGATAGAGATGCTTATGGTACTGCTGTAGAAAATAACTATGGTGGATATGCTTACACAACTCTTAACGATGTTGTTAATAATTTTTTAGTTGCGTATGTGGGTGCGGGTAAACTTATACCAAGTGTAAAAAGAACTGATCTTGTTTTTCATGCTAAACGTGGTTTGCAAGAATTTAGTTATGATACATTAAAAAGTATTAAGTCTCAAGAATTAAACATACCCCCTTCACTAAGCGTAGCTTTACCTCAAGACTATGTAAATTATGTGCGCATGTCATGGATTGATTCATTAGGTGTTCAGCATTTAATTTATCCTAACAATAATTTAACTGACAATCCGTATACAATGCCTACTCAAGATGATTTAGGTATACCTATACAAGATAATTTTGATGCTAATATTGAAGGTACATCAATTACAGAAGAACGTTGGGCAGAGGCAAACACTAATTTAATTACACAAGCTTTTGATAATGGTCAATTTAATCAAGGATTAGATTGGTGGGGTTACGACTGGGGTTACGGTGGTTATTGGTATGCTGGTTATGGTCAAGCTTATGGCTTAGATCCTCAGCGAGCAAATGTAAATGGTTCATTTAATATGAATGAAAGAGAAGGTAAAGTTTCTTTTTCAAACGATTTAGTAGGTAAGTTAATAATTTTAGAATATATTTCTGATGGTCTTGCTTATGACATGGATAGTAGAATACCTAAAATGGCTGAAGAGGCTTTGTATGCTCATATTATACATGCTGTTTTAGCTTCTAGGATTAATCAACCAGAGTATATTGTACAAAGATTAAAAAGAGAAAGAAGCGCTAAACTTAGAAATGCTAAAATAAGATTATCTAATATTAAACTTGAAGAGTTTACTCAAGTTATGAGGGGTAAATCTAAATGGATAAAACATTAAAATAAAATGCCAGAAGTTAAAAATGCTTTTATAAAATCCAAGATGAATAAAGACCTGGATGACAGGCTTGTACCATCTGGAGAATATCGCGATGCAAAAAACGTTCAAATTAGTAGATCAGAAGGATCAGATGTGGGCGCTTTAGAAAATGTATTAGGTAATAAAGAAATATTATTTTCAACAACTCTTCCAGTTAGCTTTTCTGCTTTAGTTGGAGCACCTAACATTAAATGTATCGGGAAGTTTGTAGATGAAAACAATACTACAATATATAGTTTTTGGACTGATTACTTTGATACTCAGGCTGAAAACAGAATTATATATAGCCCTAGTGCTAAAAATTATATTCTTGCGTATGACATATCTGGTAGCGATAATTATAAGGTTTTAGTTGAAGGTGCTTTTTTAAATTTTTCTCAAACAAATCCTATCATAGGTGTTAACATTATAGAAGGTCTTTTATTTTGGACTGACGATAGAAACCAACCTAGAAAAATAAATGTTAACTTAGCTAACGAAGCTACAAATCCTCAAAATACATACGCTGTTCCTACATATTATACAACTGAAGACTCTATTTCAGTTTCTACTTATAATCCTTATCAAACAATAGAAGTTTTAAATGCTAGTGCGCTAGGCGCTGCTATAGTTGCTACAGCTGGTTTAAATGGGAATGTTACAGAATCAAAAGCACTTACTTTAAATACACCAACTCCAGTAACAGGACCAATAACGGTTGGCTTAGGTGTTAGGGGTACTGATGTGAAAAGCGGTACTATAGTTACTAAAGTAAACAGTCAAACATCTATAGAAACAAACAAAGCTAATACGTTGTTAAACGCTGTTACTTTAAGTTTTAATGGTTTAGAAACTACAATGTATGATGTTACATCAGCAAAAATTCCAATACCAGTTGCTACAGCCACTCAAGCTATTGTAGATAATCCTTATTACGATGCCAACTATGGAGGTGATCCACAGTTTTTAGAAGATAAATTTATAAGGTTTAGTTATAGATTTAAATTTGATGATGGTGAATATTCTATATTTGCACCATTTACTCAATCAATGTTTATACCTAAACAAGATGGTTATTTTATAAATGACGATGAAAAACTTACTTATGAAAGTACTATAGTAGATTTCATGGAAAACAAAGTAACTAAAATAGATTTATTAATTCCATTGCCAGCTACAAGATCAGAACTAGCAACAATAAGTAGTTCAAGTTTAAAAATAACTGAAATAGATATTTTATATAAAGAATCTGATGGCCAAGCTATCAGAGTTGTAGATACTATTAAAGTAGAAAATGCATCTCCTTGGAATTTAAACCCTACGGATGATGTATATATTTACACATATGAATCTACAAAACCTTACAAAACATTACCTGAGGACGAGTTAATTAGAGTATACGACAGAGTACCTGTAAGAGCAAAAACACAAGAGTTAATAAGTAACAGAGTTGTGTATGGAAACTTTCAAGACAAACATACACCACCTTCTGCATTAGATTATCAAGTTGGTATTACTGATAAATACGCTACTGATGCAGCTATAACATCTTATACAAGAAGTGAATACCCTAATCATTCATTGAAACAAAATAGAAATTATCAAGTAGGTATTGTTTTATCTGATAAGTTTGGTAGACAATCAAGTACTATTCTTTCTAACAGTACAGCTGCTTTAGCTAATGGTTTTGGTGCTGACACAGTGTATAGCCCTTATCAAACAGCCGCAGATACAACACCGCCAGAATGGCCCGGTGATTCTTTAAAAGTTTTATTTAATAGCACAATAGATAGCAATTCACCAGCTACATCTAATAGAAGTTTAGGTACACCTGGTTTATACAACAGTGATGTAACAAGTGCTAATTATAATCCACTAGGTTGGTATTCTTATAAAATTGTTGTAAAACAACAAGAACAAGAATATTATAATGTTTACTTGCCTGGTGTAATGAAAGGTAATCCTGACGGAACTGAAACAGGTGGAGATTTATCAAACATTGTTTTAATTAACGACAATATAAATAAAGTACCTAGAGATCTTACAGAGGTAGGACCTACTCAACAACAGTTTAGAAGTTCTGTACAACTTTTTGGTAGGGTTCAAAATGATGTTATAGCAACCAGTACCGCTGGTAATGAACAATTTTATCCTGATAGACTTTCTGATACAGTAAGTACAATATCTTCTGTTAGAGATTTATTTGATGTTAAAGATGTTACAACCACTATTGACAATCAAGTTGATATATTTGGTTTTTATAATGCAAAATCAAACCCGCTAATAGGTCAAGTTATTACAACAGCAGAGTTTGGAGTAATAAACACAGCAGCAGCACCTTTTGTACCTTTATTAAATTTAGCTGTTTTTGAAACTGAACCTGTTGTTTCTAGACTAGATATTTATTGGGAAACATCAACAAACGGTTTAATATCAGATTTAAATACAGCAGTAGCCACAGACACAGGAGGTGTTCAAGCAACAAAAAACTTTAATTTTGAACAAAACGAAGCTGATATAGTTGGTACAGTTGTAACAACAGATGGAGCGGGTAACCCTAGTTTTTTCTACGGAGAAGATGTTGTTGGGGCTAGAATAAACAATGCAATATTAAAAGAAAATAGTAATGGAGACATAATAGGTCTTACAATTACTGATGGAAATGGTGTAAATAGACCTACTAGTGGTTCTGGAGCAGAGTGGACAATTACAAAACAAGGTAATGGTACGGCTGCTACCCCATATGAGTATCAACTTTCTGTTGCTGCAGCTCAATACTATGGGCCAAATGCAACAACTACAGAAAATTATACATTTGATTTTATATGGGATGTAGGTGGTGTTGAAACAACCCCATCTAGTGAGTCAGGTCAATTAGCAAACACAGCACCAATAATTGATGGAACATGTCCTAGAAGTTTAACAGTAACAACTAGTAATCTACCTGCAATTACTACATTGACAGGTTTAAATGGATCTGCTAATACTAGTGATAATACTAAAGATTTAGTTTGGTCTATAGTTTCTCAAACTCAAGGAGGAAGTTCAACCACAAATTTTGTAATGACCACAACAAGTAATCAAGGTGTTCTTACAGCTGCAACAGGGGCTGGAACATATGTTGTTGTAGCTAGGGTAACTGATGCAGGTGGATTAACAGCTGATTGTACTTTAAATATAACAATAGGTCAACCAGAAGTTCCTAGTAGATTTATAATAAATTCTATGGCACCATTGTTCGATGGTGATGGAAAAAGAATTTACTATGCAGATAATTATACTAATTTAGATCAGGACATGAGCGCTATAGGTAGTCAATATATTTATGGAACATCATTAGTAAGTCCCGCAACAAGTAATACATCTGATAAGTGTGCTGTAGGTCAAAATGGAAATTATGTATTTTCAAGAGATAAAAAATCAGCTGGTTTAGGTTCAGGTGAAGGAGCATTTTATGTTCATTTTTTTGCTGATGCACCTGTTACAACACCCTCGACAACAACGCAAACATTTAACCCGGTTTCAGCGGTAGTAGAATATAGAGTAGATTCTACAGCTAACTGGAGTATTGCTGAAACGGTTGACAATAGCTTGATTGGAGGTAATAATATTTCTAACACAAAGTCACAATATAATGGCGCTGAATCAGGTGTTCCAACTGGAGAAGGAGGTTTAACTAGTATAGGTGGAAACAATAATGAAATAACTTTATCTGGTACAACAGGTGGAACATCCGGAGTAAGAAGAGTTTTTGCTTTTGATATACCTGGTGAATATAGAATAACAATGGGTGCTTTAAACGGTCAAGTTTGTAATTATGCTGATTGTACTATAAGTAAAAATTTTAGTGCCTCTCAAAAGTTTTTAATGGGGGATTACAATTATGGTGGCGGAGTAAGTACACCTCAGCAATATCAATACACTGTTAACGGTAGCACATACTATGCTAAAGAACATATAACTAAATATGTAACACAATTATATACCGACTTAGCCTTAACTACACCAGCCACAATTACTGCAGGAAATTATAATTTCTTTAGACCAAATGTTAACTGGGAATATACTAAAAACGGATCTTACACGGCAGACTTTAATGCTTCAGGGCAAAGAACATCTGTATCCGCTTTAGTTACTTATCCGTAGTAATAAAATAAATAAATAAGTGATAATAATATGGGAGCCATAATAGAAGTAAAATACTTTAATTCTTTTCTATTGAAAAAGACTTACGATCCTGCAACTAGCGCACCTGGTTGGAATGGTTCTTTTGGTGTACCTAATGGTGTTGCTGGTTCTTACCCTGTTTTTTCTAACCCTACAGATGCTGATAGTTGGGCTATAGAAGAAGCTAGAATAAGAGGTGGATATAATAACACTAATGTAGATTATGGCGTAAAAGCTTATTTAGTAGAAGATGAACCTAATTCTTCTGTTAGATTTAATGCTATGATTTATTCTGGTATTTTTAATTCTAGAACTGGTATAAATAATACTAATGAATTTTCTGTAGGTAAAGATATAACTAAAGCTGTAGATCCAATTAATGGATCTATACAAAGATTATATGCTGAAGATACAGCATTAATTATATTTCAACAAGATAAAGTTAGTAGAGCTCCAATAGATAAAGACGTTATATATAATGCTGAAGGTGGTGGAAGCTTAACAGCTTCAAATATGGTTATAGGTAATATTATACCTTATGCAGGTGAATATGGAATTAGTAATAATCCAGAAAGTTTTGCAGTTTATGGTTACAGAAAGTACTTTACTGATAAAAATAGAAATGCTGTTTTAAGGTTGTCTAGAGATGGTATAACTGAAATATCTCAGTATGGTATGATAGATTACTTTAGAGATCAGTTTGGCGCTTTAAATACACAAACGTTTGGTGCTGGTAAAGCTATAGGTGCTTACGATATATACAACAAGCAATATGTACTTTCATTACAACAAAGTCCTAAATCAGCAGGTGGTGTAACAAACCCTTCACCAAGTTTTGCAACTGTTATATTTGATGAAAGAGTTTTAGGTTGGCCAGGTTTTATGGACTACAAGCCAGATCAAACATTTAGCTTACAAAGCAATTACTATAGTTTTAAAGACGGTGGGTTTTGGAAACATTATGATCAAACTCAATCAAGAAATAATTTTTATGGATTTCAATATGATTCTTCTATAAAATTTGTGTTTAATCCTCAAGTGAGTGTTAGTAAAGTTTTTAAAACAGTTAATTACGAAGGTAGTAATGGTTGGAAAGTTAATCAATTTGATGGTGCTAGATCTTTTGAATTAGTAGATTCATCTCAAATTGTACTAAGTTATAATGATGGTGCTTACACTCAAAATGGTATACAATACTACGCTGGCTTTGTTAAAAAAGAAGGTAAATATTTTGCTAACTTAGTAAATAGTAGCCCGGCTACAACAGGTGAAGTTGTGTTTGGTGCATCAATGACTGGTGTTAAAGGTTATTATGCAACTGTCACTATTACATCAGATAGCACATCTAGAACTAATCCTATGGAATTGTTTGCTGTGTCATCAGATTTTGTAGAATCATCATATTAAATTAAATTAAATGAATACAAGAACATTAACTGAGTCTGATTATTTAATATTATCAGACTGGTGGAAAGCGTGGGGCTGGCCTGCGCTAGCTAAAGATATGTTACCAGACAACGGAACTGGAGGTATAATGGTAGAGAATAAAGGTGAAAATATAGTAGCTGGATTTTTATACTGGAGTAATTCTAAACTAGTATGGCTTGACTGGATCATATCAAACCCTGATGCAGATAAAAAAATACGCAAACAAGCTATAGAAATGTTAATACTTACAGCAGAACAAATGGTTAAAGATGCTGGTAGTAAATACATGATGTCAATAAGCAGAAGTAATAGTTTGTTAAAAATACACAAAAATATAGGATGGAGTATAGATAAAACACCATCACACGAAATGATAAAAGTTATAATTTAAAATTAAAGCATATGGCAATAGCAACAGCAACAGCACTGACAATTGGAGCGGTAGCAGCTGGAACAGCAGCAACAGCGTCCGTTGTAGGTGGAGCAATTCAGTCAGGCCAAGAACACAAGGCGATGAGAAATGCTAGAAACGCAAAAGAAATAGCGGCGGCTAAAGTTAAAGCACTTCAAGACGGTAGGCAAGATATAATAAACCCTTATGCGGGTGTAACAGATTTATCTGACATGGCTAAAGATTTATCTAGCATGATGAGTAATCCTTTTGAAAGCTTAGGTGTTGCAACTCAAGCAGCTGAAATACAAGCTGAAGAAGCAGATATATCATTAGCTAATACTTTGGATATGTTAAGAGCAACTGGAGCTAGTGCTGGTGGAGCAACTGCTTTAGCACAAGCTGCATTAGCTAGTAAAAAAGGAGTTAGTTCTAGTATAGAACAACAAGAGGCTCAAAACGAAAGGCTAAAAGCACAAGGTGCACAAAACTTAATGCAAGCGCGAGTAACAGAACAACAAAGACTACAAAATATTGCTATATCAGAAGGACAAAGAACTCAACAGGCAGATGCACAGGGTAAACTATTTGAATTTAATGCTCAAGAGGATAGAGATAATTCAGATATTAGTTACAATATAGCTAAAGAAACTGGAGGTGCTCAAAGAGAGGCAGCGGCAAGATCACGTAGGGATAATGCTACAGCTGGTATATTTACTGGTGTTGGTAACGTTGCAAGTGGAATAGCTTCAACCGCTCTTACCGCTGGATTATCGCCGGGAAAGTAGGAGGGGCGAGGGCCCCTGTAAAATCCGTAAACACATTAACCCCACAAGGTTCTACTGTCGGATTATCGGCACCGGTGTATACTGGATAAAAAAATAATAATAATAATATGGGATATACAATACCAGGTGCAGATTTTACAGCACCCTCACAATTACAAACAAACGTTGGTGCCGAAGTAGGTAAAAGTTTAGGAAATGTTTTTGCTCAATTTGGAGCACAGCTAAGACAAGCTAACGAGCAAGCTCAAAAAACTTCAGCGCTGCAAACGCAGATGAAAGACACTATACTAATAAACAATACTAAGTCTGTAAACAAAACACTAAGTGCTGGTAAAGAACAATTTGGTGATGATGAAGTATTGTACAACGAGTGGAAAAATGAAGTTGTTAGAAGAGGTGAAGAGGCTACACAAGCTCAAATAGATTTTCAATTTGGAGATTTAGATGCTGCTAGTAAAAAAGCAAAATTAGATATTGTTGGAGGCTTTGAAAGTTATTTAACTGAAAGCAAACAAAATTATGGTAGATTTTTAGCTGATGTAAATGATATTGATACAGATGGTATGAGAATTATAGGTGATACTACTAATGGTGAACAACAAAGTAATCAAATAATTTTAAACGCAAACAGTGGTGGAAGTGCAGAAGATCTTTTTGGAAAAGGAGCAACAATGACAAGATCATTGAGTGGTGATAATAAACAAATTATAAATACACGCGTAAGAATACCTGTTAATTCACCTATGTTAAAAACACTAGGTAGTAAAAGTAATGGAACCTCTATATCTGTTTTTGAAAAAGGAGTGGAAGAAGGTATAATAAAGAAAAATGTAGGTGAAGATGGAATGTATTATTATGAATTTGATAAAAAAATAGATACTAGTAGATATTCTAAAAAAGGTGGATTTGATTTTGTAATACCAAAAGATACCGCTATAGATGGTGGTGCTACTGCACAAGAACTAGGTTATGTTGATAAAAACATGATTATAAAACCTGACATGTTTGCACAAATGAACGTTGGAGTTGCTAAAGAAACCGTAGATGGTGCAGACGTTAATCCAAGTGTTGGTGAACCAGCTGTATATACATCAACTTCAACTAAAAATTCTCAAAAAGGATTTGTAAGAACTACCAACTCAAGCATTATTAACGTTGCTCAAATGAGAAACGATCCTGCACTAGGTGTTATAGTAAACTCTAAGGTTAAAGGCATGTTATTAAGTGGTAGAGGTACAGACGCTAAGCTAGACAGTTTTGGAGCCTATGGTGTAGATAGTTTAGATGCTTTTCCATCGTTAAAAAATAAATATAAAACTTTAAGAGGTTTTATAGAATCTGGAGATGAAAACGTTTTAAATACTTTTACAAAAAGTATGGTGACACAAACTGTATTTGATAAATTGTTTAGTAAAACAGATAATAAAGGTGATAGGGTTTATACACAAATGACTGCTGATCCAAAAATGGTAGAATTTTTAAACGCTAACAATATACGAAATGAAGCAAACGAACCTTATGAAGCAGGTCAAACTGTTTATGTTAAAAATGAAATAACAGAAAGACAAATTCAAAAAGATGCTGGACCAGACTTTAATGAACAAATGAAATCTAATTTAGGAAATGAAAAAGCAAATCTAGAAAGTTTGTTTGCTGTCGCGGTACAAATACCTGGACCAGCTAAATCTAAAGTAGCATATTTTCCAGCTGTAGGTAAAGAAAAAGCTGGTGTTTATAGAATAGATGATGACGGGGCCAAAGGTATAGGTGCTACCCCAATGTCAAGGGAATTTTTACTAGGATTATTTTAAAAATAAAATATGGAAATATATATACTAGATGGTCAAGAACTAACTCTAGAACAACTACAAGCTTTAGCTGATGAAGCTGGGGCTGGTCTAGAAGACTTTAAATATTTTAAAGGTGTAACAGTAAAGAAAAAGGATGTTGCGGATCTAGATGCAACTGCAGCATCCACAAATACCGCAGCATCTTGGGAATCACAATTGGCAAATACCAGATTGGGTTGGGAAAAATATCGTAAAACTCAACTTCTAAATAAAGAAGGTAAGTATGATCCTAATTTAATTGCAGACCCTAACCACAGGATGCCTGATGGAGGACAGAACTATACAAACAAGCGAAAAGAATTTATAATAAAAGAAAGGGAACTAAATGATAAGATTAAGGGCTATTATTTAGATCCAAAAAATATAGACTTTGCAGACTATAAAACAGTTTTAAATCAAAATGAAGACTCTGTAAAAGAAGCTATAAGAACAAAATTTCCATTTTATAACGTTGAAGATGGTACCGCAGGTAATTTACTTAAAATACAAACAGCAGAAGGTTTTAAAGAAATAGATTTAAATCCTATATTTAGTGGTGACAAAGAGAAAGCTATAGAAACTATAAAATATTTAGATCAAGCTTCTAAAGATTTAAAAGATGAAGAGATTATAGCTTTAAGCATGAACAAGCTAGCTGATAATATTAAAGAAACAGGTAATGTTGGTGCCGTTAACACTTGGCTAGAAGGTAATACTCCTTATCAAATTGAAAAAACAATAGTACCTGGTAAAACTTCTACTGGATTACAAGGTGTTTCTACACCAGACACAACTATGTATAACATAGTCAAAGATGGTAAAACAATTAGTTCTTTACCTATAGATAAGCTAGATGATTTTTTAAGAAATAATATAACCGAAGAAGAGTTTGGAAAAATGAACTCAGTCTCTGTCAAAGCCTTAGAGGTTGGAGCTGCGCTGAAAAAAGCTTATATAACAGAACAACAGGAAACAATTGAAACTAAACCTGCTACAAAAATAAAATACTATAAAGATAATTTTGCTAAAGATGCTTTAAAAGTAATGGACGGTTTAACTGGTATTACGGAAGAAGATAAAGAAATAGTAGAAACATACATAACAAATACTCAGAATCAAAAAGGTGAATTGCAATTAGCTACAGTGCCAGGCTTAACCAGAAGACAAGGCGTATCGCCTAATCAAATAATAAAAGAACTTACAGCTTTAGATGGTTTGCCGGATGAGTTAAAACAACGCTTAGTAGATGCTGGTTTTATTGACGCAATGAAATCAAGTGTTGACATTGGTATAAAAGATGTTGCTTTTAAAGAGGTGAATAAAGGTATTCCTACTATGCTAGAAGATATATTAACTGAATTTGATAAAGGTGAATTATTAGATTTAGCCAATTATTATAATACAAAAATAGCTGGAATAACAAGAAACAAAGAGACTGGGGACATTACAGAAATTGCTAAAATTGATGTAGAAAACTTAGATTTAGATGGTAGCATTAGAGATCAAATAAAAATAAGTGGTGATATTTCTGACACTAACAAGTTTATAATTAAAAGAGCTTATCAAAAAGATGAAAAAGAAGCTATAAAAGCTTATGAAGATTTTTACCCTGCTAAACTAGATTCAATAACAAAAGAGGTAATATCTTTAGGTAAACAATTACCTGAAGATGCTTATATTTATACAACCAGTACACCTAGTGGGCCTTTGTTAAGAATAAAAGTTGACAGAAAAGTTTCAACTTCTGAAAACGAAAAAATAAAAAACATAAGTGGAAAGCTAGCGGGTTTACAAAGTACATATCATAATTTAGAATTTGATAGAAAAAATGCTGCTAATAAAATAATAAACAATCGTAATGCTTTTTACGATCAGTTACAAGATGCAGAAAAAAATGACGACATAATAGCTGCAGCAAATAAAGAATTTGGATTAGGCAACTTATTAGTTAAAGATGTTAATGATGCTTTTTCTACTCTTGCTCTAACAGTACCAACTTTGTTTGATTCTGAGTGGGCTATAGGTAAACAAAAGCAATTAAACGATAAGAATAATTATTACAAAACAATGACTGAGCCTGAGTTTAGCGCTGAGTATATTCTTAGAACTTTAGGCCAACAGTCAGCAAACATTACATTAGCTTTAGCTACAGCAGGTGGTGGATCTGCTTTAGGCTTAACAAATGCAACAGTGGCTAATACAATAGGTATAGGGTTTGGTGCTGTGTCGGGTACACAAACATTTAGAGACTTAAGCATAGAGGTTGATACATACGAAGAAGCAGAGGAGCAAGCTAAAATATATAAAGCTGCTTTTGATAGAGGTGAAATTAGTAAGTATAATTATGATATGGCTATGAGAGATATAAATACTACTCTAGCTATGGAAAAATTAACAGACAGCCAAATAATGCTTGCTTCTACATCTAACGCATTAATAGAAGGTACGTTTACTAGATTCTTGGGTACAGCGGCTAATTCTATAGCTTTAGTTAAAAACTTTAATACTGTAAACAGAAAAGCAATAGCAGAAAATTTATACAAAGGTGGATTTACAAAAGCAATAAATATAATAGGTAGACCTTTAGTTGGTAGAACTGGTCTTGAGACTGTAGAAGAACTAGGTATTTTTGCTGGGCAAAACTTTATAACTGATACAGCTATATTAGGTAGAGGTGCAGATAGAGAAACATTTTTAAAAGGTGCTAACGAAACTTTCTGGGCAACTGTAGTTACGGCTGGTATGTCTCAGTCAACAGGTATAACTTATAGCGGTATGAACTCTATGGGTTTAATTAAAGAATATGAAAAAGCTTTAAATAAAAAAAGGTTTGCGTTAAATGATCTTTCTTTGTCTATACAAAATGCTACAGATCCAAACATAAAAAAAGCTTTATTGTTTGATTATCAACAAGAATTAATAGGCATGGGACTAGACATAGACTCAAACTCTGTAGATCTTTTAAATCTTACAAACGAAGACAGTCAAGGTAATTCTGATTTAAAAAGATTAATAGGTACTCAATTAATTAAACAAGATTATTTAAGAAGTTTAGGTATACAACCAGGTACAGATGCACAACAAATTTCAGCCATAGAAGCTTTAAAAAATAAATCAACTAAGCAAGAAAAAAAAGATATAGAAAATACTTTAAGTAGTCTTGATAATCAAATAAATAATATAAAAGAAAAAGGGTCTAAGGCTTCTAACTATGATGTGGCTAAAAATGCTTTAGGCGCTACTTATACTATTTATGATAATAAATTAAAAGACGATGTTGATTACAAAGCTGCATCTACAAAAGATAAGCTTGTTAAAATAATAAATGCTGTAAGACAAGAGACGGTTTTAGAAAATACAGACAATGCTAAGTCAGATCCTGCAATTGTTGAAGCTGTTGAAAGTAGATATGCAGATCTAAATGACAAGCAGAAAGATAAAATCTATGAAAACATAGGTGCTAATATGGCTTTACAAAAAGGTAGAGGCTTTAGTAACCAATTAAATATAGATAGACAAGCTGCCTCTATACTTAGTGATGTAAAAGGTATAACAGTTGTAGGTGTTAAAACAGATCAACAAATAGCAGATGCTATTGAAGAGGCTGGACTTTCTCCTTTTGAAGCTAAAGAATCTTACAATAAACTAAAAGAAGGTAAAACATTTGGTCTTGTTATAGGTAAAACTATAATAACACAAAATGAAGATGCAATGAATGCTGATCTTGACAACGGTATAATAAGAGCAGGTACAGTTGTATTGCATGAGATTAATCACATCATTGATGATGCTAGGATAAAACCTGAAAACAGAAAAAAATATGCTGTAAATTTATTTGAAGCAGCAAGCACTAGCTCTAATAAAGCTATACAAGATATTCATAACGAAACAATAGACATGTTAAGTAGAATATATGGTGAAACTGTTATCACAGATTTTAAAAACAAAAGCGCTAAGTTTCAAGATGAGTATACTAAATACTTACAAGAGCAATTGTTTGCATATGAAGACGTTGCACAAATAGAACAAGATGATAGTTTCATTACTAGACTTTTAAACAGTACTAATCCTAATAATTTAAACACACCTGAAAAAGCTTTAAGCTATTTAGCTGCTAGTAACTCTGCATTTAGAAAAGGTAAAGTATCTAGTTCAACTAAAAAAGCTATAGAAAGTTTTGAAGGAAATGTAAACGAATCTCAAAAGTCTGATAAAGATATAAATAATCTAGCTATTGAATATAAGAATTTAGGTAGTGACTTAAACGCTCAAGGTAAATTTTTATTAGACACTAATTTTTTACAGCAATATACTAATACAGCTTTAGCCGCTATGGGTTACGATGTTAGAGCAGGTGATATAACAACTGACGAAGCAACAAGTTTTGTACAAAAATCTTTCCCTAGAGTTATAAGAACATATAAACCTGAGACTGAAGGATCTTTTACTAACTGGGTATATTCAACTGTAGGTAGAGAGGGTAAAGGATTTTTTAAAGAAAAAATAGAAGCAAATAAAGATAAGGTTAGAATAACAGAAAAATCTCAATTTGTAAGTAAAGAAACAGCAGAAGATACTATTGATTTAGAAGCTAGAAAAAAATCAGAGGGTAAAGATAAATCTTTAGTAGATCCAAGAAAACTACCAGGAGTACCAGCAGATATTGACAACCTTGTAGAGGTTAATAAAAATGAAGTTGTAATAAATCCTGAATCAAGATCTTATACTACAGATTTTAGAAGTATATCGGATAAGTATGGTTCTAAAATAGCAGGTGAAATTTATGGCATAAACCCTAGCAAACTTAAAAAAGGTGCTGATCTTACATACGGTCAAAATAAAGTACTTGATGGTAGAAAAGTAATTTCAGAGGCTGAAAGAATACAAAGTGATTATGTTAATGTTCAAGATGCAAAAAAACTAATATCTTTATTTCCTGAATATAGCATAAGCACGCCAACAGCTGTAACAACAGAACAAGGCCAGGAGACTAAAGTTGATAAAGAGGTACAAGGTAGATCATTGGGTATTGCACCCAGTGTTTTAGATTTTTTCTATGAAACTTACATTGATCCTAAAGCTTTAAACAAAGAAACTAAAAAAGATGCTATAACAAACCCTAAGGGTAGAGCCAAAGGAACATCAAGTCAACCATACGTTAGAAGATTGAAGCCTGAATTTATAGGTAATATAACTAATGAAACCATAGCTAAAGTACAGAAAAAACTAGGAATTACAGGTAGAGGTGAATTTAATGTACCACCCAAAGGTAAAGCAAGAACTGAGTTTGGTAGACTACTTATAGGTCTTGCAAATTTAAAAGGAGCTATTGTAGCCAATACGGTTGTAGATCAAAAAATACAAGCACTAATTAAAAAAGGTGAAATAAAATCTGCTAGAACTCCAGAACAAATTACAGCTAGCACAAGAGCTGGTAGAAGCAAAGTTCAATTTAGTACAAAAGATTTTGCATTAAAATTAAAAAATTACGGAAATTTAAAAACAGGTAAAATAACAAATAATACTCTTAAAAATTTAACACTTAAAGAATTAAATAATCTTGGTTATATTACCGTAGCAGATGTTAAAAATAAATTAGGATTATCTCTTAAAAAAGATGATAAAATAAAGCTTATAGAAAAAAGCGGTTACAAAGTGTTATCACCAAGATTTGAAAATGAATTTGTTCCTGGTTTAACTGAATTTTTAAACGACTATCCACAGTATAGAAATATTATAAGACAATCAACAACTTCTTCTCTTTCAAGAAACTCTATAGGTGCAACACCATTGTTTGATAGACTTTTTCCAAGAACAAATAATAATGTAGAACAGAAAAGAGACGCTTACAAAACAGCTTCTACTGAAAACACTAGAAAATCTGGAAAAGTAGGTAAACTATCGCAAGCGTTTGTTAAAAAAGTTTTAGCAAATCCTGATAAGTTTATTAGAAATCAATATGCTAAATTAAAAGTTCTTGAAGCGTTTATGATAGATGTTCAATCTTTTTTAAATAAACCTGGTAATAAAAACAAAACTTTTATTTTTGAACAAATATTAGATGATGGGCAAAACAATATGGGAAGTTTAATGAGAGTTTCTCCTCCCATATTATATTTACCTTTTAAAAACGGTAAAATAGATTTTGAATCTAAAATTAGAGAAGAACATAATTTTCCAGCAAATCAAATAGGTAGTTTTTTATTAGGTGCAGCAAAAGATGGTATGGTTGAAGACGCTTTTAAAATAGTTAGCGCTGCTTATATGCAAGGTCCTTTAACTATTGACGATGATAATAAAGTTAATTTACTTTATAGTTCTACAATGCCCGATATATTTTGGGATAAAATAGCTCCTAGAATACTTAAAGGTGAATTAGTAATACCTGAAGGATTTGCTTCTGTAATAAGACTAACAGAATCAGATGTAAACTTAGATAACTATACATTGATTGATGAAGGTAAAACTTTTAGTGAATGGTTGTTCGGAACAAATGGTTTATCCTTAGCGGAGCAAAAACTATTTACTAGAGAATTTTTAGCAGAAGGTGTATCTTTAAAAGATATAAAAGCTAAAGCTAAGTTTTCTACAAAAGTAACTGAAACAGTTAATAAAACTTTTAAACCAAATGCTTCTACAGTTATAGCTAAAAATAATACTGCTGATAAAGCTATGGCTGATGCTAGAGATAGTGTTAAATATAGTGAAAAAAGAAAAGGTATTAGTGTGTTTGATTTTGACGATACACTTGCGCAGTCAAATAGTAATGTATTATATACCATGCCTGATGGAACAACAGGTTCTCTTAATGCAGGTGAATTTGCTTTAGAAGCATCTGGACTAACTAAGTTAGGTGCTGAGTTTGATTTCAGTGAATTTAACGAGGTTAAAGAAGGTAAGAAAGGTCCATTAGCAGATGTTGCTTTAAAAAGACAAGGTAAGTTTGGTAGCAAAGATATATTTGTGTTAACCGCTAGACCTCAGTCTTCTGCTATAAACATTAAAAAGTTTTTAGATGAGATCGGTTTAAACATACCTTTAGAAAATATAACTGGATTAGAAAACGGTACGGCAGAAGCTAAAGCCGAGTGGATGATAGGTAAATATGCTGATGGCTATAATGATTTTTATTTTGCTGATGATGCTTTTAAAAACGTAGAAGCAGTTAGAAATGTATTTGATGTATTAGATGTTAAGTCTGATGTACAACAAGCTAGAGTTAAGTTTAGTGAAAAAATAGATAAAGACTTTAATGACATGATCGAAAGAAACATGGGTGTTAAATCAGAATCTACTTACTCAGATATTTTAGCAAGACGATTAGGTAAAAATCAAAAACGATTTGCATTTTTTATACCTCCGTCTGCTGATGACTTTAGAGGATTAACTATGTATACATTTGCTGGTAAAGGTAAGCAAGGTGAATTAGATCAAGACTTTTTTGATAAAGCTTTAATTAAACCTTACATGGGTGCTATTAATGCTATGGAACTAGCTAAGAATAGAATTAAAAATGCTTATAAAGTTTTACAAAAAACTAGTCCTAATGTTAGGAAAAAATTAAATAAAAAAATTGGTGGTACTAAGTATACCCATGATCAAGCAATTAGAATTTACTTATGGAATAAAGATGGTGTAACTATACCTGGTCTTTCTAAGACAGATCAAAACCAATTAGTAAAACTAGTGGAAGCAAATACAGATTTAGTTGCTTATGCTGAAGGTGTTAAGTTAATTACTAAACAAGATACGTATGTTCCACCTAATGAATTTTGGGATGGTACCACAATAATAGGAGACTTAGGTAGATTATCTAGAGAAATAAACAGAAGCGATTACTTAAAAGAATTTAATGACAATGCAGATATTTTATTCAGCCCTAAAAATATGAATAAAATAGAAGCTGTGTATGGCTTTAGAGTAAGAGAAGCTTTAGAAAACTCTTTATACAGAATGAAGACTGGTAGCAATAAAGCTGCTGGATCAGGTAGAATAGTGACTGCTTGGAACAACTGGGTTAATAACTCTGTTGGTGCTATTATGTTCTTTAACAGAAGATCTGCATTGCTACAGATGTTGTCTGCTGGTAACTTTGTTAACTGGTCAGATAATAATCCTTTAAAAGCTGGTTTAGCATTTGCTAATCAACCTCAGTATTGGAAAGATGTAGTGTACATATTTAACTCACCTAAGTTAAAAGCTAGAAGACAAGGGCTTGAGGGTGATATACAAGAAAAAGAAATTGCTGAAGCGTCTAGAAAAGGTGGTATGGAAGGTGTTTTATCTTATCTATTAAAAATAGGTTTTACACCTACGCAAATAGCAGATAGTATAGCAATATCTACAGGTGGTGCATCGTTCTATAGAAACAGAATCAACACGTATAAAAAAGAAGGATATACAACTGAAGATGCAGAGAAAAAAGCATTTGATGATTTCTCAGCTATATCAGACGAGACACAACAGTCAGCAGATCCTATGTTAATATCATCACAGCAAGCAGGTGTATTAGGTAGATTAGTATTAGCATTTCAAAACACACCTATGCAGTACACTAGGTTAATGAAAAAAGCTGGGCAAGATCTTATAAACAGAAGAGGTGATGCTAAAACAAATATATCTAAGATATTATACTACGGGTTTATTCAAAACTTAATATTCTCTACATTACAAAATGCTATGTTTGCTTTTGTACCTGGGTTTGAAGATGATGAAGAAGAGCCTGATTTTAAAACAGACAAAGAAAGAGATGCTTGGTTAGTTAAGCAAGGTAATAAAGAAAATAAAAAAGTAACAAGAGTTGCTAACAACATGATTGATACTATTTTAAGAGGATCTGGTTTAGCTGGCGCAGTTGTGTCTACTATTAAAAACGTTATAATGGAATATAACGAAAGAGAAGACATGACAGTTCTACAAAAATCTAGAGCTAATGCAGATTTATTAATAGCTTTAACAAGTATATCTCCACCTATAAGTTCTAAGATTAGAAAAATAAATAATGCTTTAGATATAGAAGACTTTGAAAAAGATGTTATAGCAGAAAGAGGTTATAGCGTTATGATTGACGATAGATTTCAATTAAGTCCTCAGTATGATGTTATAGGTAATGTTGCTTCTGCTACTTTAAATTTACCTTTAGATAGAGTTTTTAATGAAGTTAATTCTATTACCGAAGCTTTAGACAATAGAAACAGTGCATACCAAAGATTAGCTTTAGGATTAGGTTGGAAAACATGGGATGTAAATGCTAAAATAGAAGAGCATGATCTTATAAAAACAAATGCTAAATCAAAAAGAAAAGTTGAAGGCATAGAAAAAAGTAAGGCAACTAGAAAGACCAATAAAGAATTAGAAAAAATACAGAAAAGATTAAGAGCACAGGTATTAAATGCTTTACCAGGCGTAATGAGAGACAGTATAAGACGTAAGGAAAAAGAAGATAAAAAAATGACCGCAACATACAAGTTGAATCAATTGAAAGCAAAGTATATAGACTAACAAAATAGTAAATTATGGAAAACATAAGTAAGAATATAACTTATGCTGAAGCTATACATTCTAGTACAGCTAAAAGAGAACGAATAGACAATACACCTAGCCCTAATCAAATAGAAGCTATGAAACTTTTAGCAGAAAAAATATTTGAACCTTTACGTAAATGGGTTGGAGGACCTATAAAAGTAAATTCATTTTTTAGATCAGCTGCACTTAATAATGAAATAGGTGGAGCATCATCTAGTCAACATTGTAAAGGCCAAGCTATGGATATTGACGATGTTTATGGTAGAAAATCAAATGCAGAAATGTATCATTGGATTAAAGAAAATTTAAATTTTGATCAAATGATATGGGAGTTTGGTACAGATACACAACCTAACTGGATCCATGTCAGTTATGTTTCAGAAGAAGATAATAGAAATAAATGTTTAAAAGCTTATAAAGAATACAACACAACTAAATACAAAGTAATATGATTAAAAAAGGACCAGCTCATTGTTGGAGCGACACTATGCACAACCCTACATGGGATGCAATGAGAAAAAGAGTAGAATCTATTGGGCAAAAAGGAGGCGGAAATGATTTGGCTTTAGCTCAAGCAGAACAAAAAAGAGGAGCAGGTAAAAAGAAATGTTCTACAAAACCAAAAGCCCCAGCTAAATCACAAGGACCAGCTAAAAGCAGAAAAGGAGATAGAGTATCTTGGAAATATGGAAAAGGTACTTACTCTGGAACCTGTATAAACGACAGTTGTAGTAGAGCTAGAACTGAAAATGGAAAAGTTAAAATACTACCTAAAAACAGAAAGTAAATTATGGCTTATAAAGTAAAAGGTCCAGCTATAAAAGAAGCCGCTTATGAAAAGCAAAACCGCGCTATGCGAGCTAAGCATAAAAAAGAAACAGGTAAAACCTTAAACAAAAGAGCAACAAGTGGAACTAGTCCTAAAAGAGTTTCGTTTGCTTGTAGATTTGGTGGCATGGCTGGGTCGTTAAAAAATTCAAAAGGAGAACCGACTAAACTAAAAATGGCTCTTAAAAAATGGGGATTTGGCAGTAAAGAAGCTGCAAGATCTTTTTGTAATAAACATAAGAAAAAATGAAATTATGGAAAATTGTCCTTTGTGCAATGGCCTTTGTGGTCTTTGCTAGTTGTGGAACGTATAACACTAAACCTAAAATACAAATTACGCATGTTTTAGCGGTCACAGAACAAGGTGATACGTTAAGATTACCTATTAATATGATTAAACCTAACGTTTATTATAACGTTATATCATATCCTAATAGATACTATGGCGGATGGTATAATAATTATTATCAACCTAGTTATAATAATTACAGACCTATCTATGTTCCTAGTAAAGGATCAAGTGGATCATCGAGCAATAATAATAATAATAATAATAATAAGATTGTTCCAAGAGATAATCCAGATAAAAGACCATCTGGAGAAGTATTACTAAAGGGTAAAAAATAAATTATGAAAAAAGAAGTAGGTGTAGACATTGACGGCGATGGAAAGCCAGATTTAAGCTTAGATTTAAAAACTATTATATTAATAGTAGGTGGTTTAATATCTATAACAATGACTTATACCACTTTGACTGAGCAGATTCAGTTAAACAAAGTTGGTATTGAAGAGGCTAAAAAGTTACCTCCACAAACGTCTCATGATCTTATAGATCAAAAGATTTTGTTTTTAGAAGAACACATTAAAGAACAAAATAATCGTTTAGATAAAATAGAGGATAAAATTTATAGAAGATAAATATTGTATAATAAAAAGGAATAAAAAAAACTGGGCGTACCATACCTAATATTCCTAATAAAGAAGGGGAAGTCGTAAGACCTCCCCTTTTTTTATTATCCGTCACAACTAAGACAGCCGTCATCCATTGCTTGTTCAGCAATATCTCCACGTAACACTGACTCAGTCCGAGTATAGTATAAGGTTTTAATACCTTTTTTCCAAGCTTCAAAATGTACTTTATTTATCCACTTAGGTGTGGCAACACTAGGAAAAGCTAAGTTTAAACTTACACTTTGGTCTATATACTGTTGTCTTATACCCGCTTGATTAATTAATTCTAATTGATTAATTTCTTTGAAAGTTTTGAAAATTTCTTTGACCGGTATGTCGTGAGGACCGTATGTAATTTTGTCTAATGCTTTTAATCCCTGTATTGATCCTCCGTCTTTTAGTATTTGATTCCATGTTTTTTCAGTATCTATTTTATGCTTACGTAATATTTTTTTTAATGTTGGGTTCTTTCTTATAAAAGTACCTTTAGCACTTTGTTCTGTAAATACATTAGCTGCCCATGGTTCTATTCCTGGCGATACGTTTCCACTAAGCTTACTGTTAGATACAGTGGGAGCGATAGCGCGAAGATGGGTATTGCGAAAACCAGTACCGACACACCAAAGAGGTTCTCCAAAAGCTTCAGCCAAAGACATTGAAGCTCGTTCAGACTCGATTTTAATTTGTGAGAAAATTTTTCTTGTTTCATATTGTGATAATAAACCTTCAAATGGTAGGCCCTTTTCTTGTAGATACGTGTGCCAACCTAAAACGCCTAATCCTAAAGCTCTACCTTTTTCAGCAGATCTTACAGAATTATGAAATCCAACTTTACCTTTGGATCTCTGTATAAACTCTTCTAATACGCCATCTAAAAACCATATAGCGTCATGTATTAGATTACTTCCTTTCCATTCATCGTACTTAGCTAGATTTAAACTAGATAAACAACAAACGAAACTATGTGACTCATCTGTATGTAATGTAATTTCACTACATATATTAGTCATATGTACTTTTAAACCATGCTTTTTGTAAGCTGGTGGGTTACACTTGTTTGTATTCCCCTTAAATAACACGTAAGGTTCTCCAGTAGCTTTACGCTTTTGAAGTAATTTTCCCCAACGTTTTCTAGCTGCTCCATCTCCTGACTCAACTCGTCGCATAAACTTGTCGCCGACCACAGCGCACTGGTGCAGGTTGAGCGATTGACGGTTAACGTCTCCTTTAGGTTCACGTATTTCGAGCCACTCATCAAAATCGGGGTGTTCAATGTTAAGATTAACCGATGCAGCTCCTCGTCGGACAGATCCTTGATTAGTGGCAAGTATTGTTGAATCGTATATCTTACAAAAAGGCACAACTCCATCACTAGTTCCATTTCCTTTAATTTTTGCACTAGCGGGTCTGATTTGATTAATTCCGATTCCTACTCCACCGCCGTGCTTTGCGAGTAGCATCATCTCTAGGTTTTTACTACCTATATCGTATATACTGTCAGCAACATCTATACCGAAACAACTGATCGGTAAACCTCTGTCTGTTCCTGTATTAGACAACACAGGAGATGCAAGACATAACCAACCTGACCAAATGTATTCAAAAAACTTTTCGGCCATATCAGGACGTTCTAAACGTCTTGCTACAGTATTACAAACTCTATGATAAGCATCTTTAGGTGATTCATTTTTTAAAAGATAACCACCACC